AATCGGAACTGAATTGGTAGTGAATACTTGGACGTCTCCGGGCGTCTTTTTGTTTTGCGATGGAGGTGGTGTCATGCCCAAGATGATCCATTCCAAGTATGGCTACGAGCCACCTGAATATGTTAAGGCGGACGCCGAACTAGAGAAATGGCTGAAAAAGGAAAAAGAGAAAGAAAAAGGCCGCAGCGGCAAATGAATGCGGCATTTAATATTTCACAGGAGGTAATTACAATGCATCACTACATTACGAAATATTGGGAGAACGGCAAGCACTACGCCGAGTCGTGGATTCAAATCGATGCGTTCGGCCGGTCTTATTGCTTTTCAAAGCGGCGCACTACGATCAGTACAGAGGACAGAAAACCAGGCAATGACAAAATGGAGAACATGGTGGTGGGGAACAATATGACTATCATGGGACCATCGGGTCTTGCTACCATTAATTGCGGTGAAGTGCTATGCGTGGACCATTTCAAAATAGTAAACCACTAAAGGACGCAATTCTTAAGTAGGAGGTGTGGTGATATGTAATGGCACGCGGAAAGTATCAAGAATGGCAGACACCCGAACGGCTCGCGTTGCTGGAAGGATGGGCACGTGACGGGTTAACTGACGAGCAAATTGCCCACAATATCGGCATTAGGCGGCCAACGCTTTATGATTGGAAAAAGAAGTATTCTGACATTTCTGACGCCCTAAAGAAGGGAAAAGAAATTGTTGACCAAATGGTCGCAGGATCGCTTATTAGGCGGGCTCTGGGTATGACCGTGACCAATACAACCTATAAGATGGTACCGCTGCGAGACGACGTCTTAGAGGCCAAACGGGCACACTGGCGTAAAGGCTATCAGCTGGATCACCCAGAACTGACACGTGAACAACTGGTTCAGGCATCGGTTGAGCACGTACCAACTTATGAAAGGATTCCAATCTTGGTCAATGAGAACGAGCTGGCACCGGATACCTCAGCCCAGATTTTCTGGCTTAAGAATCGCAAGCCAGAGTTATTCCGGGATCAAGCATTCAAGGGCCTCAACGAAGCCCAGGCCCGTAAGGCTGCGGCAGAAGCAGACATTGCAGAGGCCAAAGCCAAGGATATCAAGCAGGCAGCCAAGCAAGGAGGTGCAATCATTGTCGACGATATCCCAGAAGACAGCCAAGCAACCGATGATCAAGATCAGTAGCTTGGTTCAACCGCACTTCTACGCGTTCTGGCGATCCAAGCGGCCGTACTTCATTCTCAAGGGTGGCCGCGGGTCGTTCAAATCATCGACAATCAGCCTCAGGCTTGTGATGATGCTCAAACGTCAGACCATGATGGGCCACCGGGCCAACGTGGTCATCATTCGTGAGAACACGGTCAACTTAAGGGATTCTGTATACTCGCAAATCTCGTGGGCACTGGAAAAGCTACACATCACCGACGAATTCGACTTCTCTGTTTCACCGATGCGGATCATTCACCGGGCAACCGGCAGCACCTTCTATTTTTACGGAGATGATAAGCCAGAAAAGCTCAAGTCCAACACGGTAGGGAATGTCATTGCGCTCTGGTACGAAGAAGCAGCAAACTTTAAGTCTGCCGAGGTGTTCGACCAGACAAACCCAACGTTTATTCGGCAGAAAAGCCCATGGGTTAATCAAGTGCCGGTGTTTTACAGTTACAACCCGCCAAAAAATCCTTATGACTGGATCAACAAGTGGGTGGATTCTGTAACTGATGACTCGGACTATTTTGTTGATTCCAGCACTTATCTAGATGACAAATTGGGTGTTACTACGAAGCAGCAGCTGGACCTCATCAGTAAGTACAAAGCCAACGACTACGACTATTATCGCTGGCTGTATTTAGGCGAGGCCATTGGGCTTGGAACCAGCGTCTACAATATGAACCTGTTCCACGTCGTCGACCACGTTCCGGAGAATGACCCAATCATGATGCTGCTATTTTCAGTAGATACTGGTCACATGCAATCAGCAACAGCCCTGTCAGCATATGGGGTTACAGCACGGGGCAAGGTTATCGTTTTGGACACCTATTACTATTCTCCTGCCGGGCAAAGCCACAAGCGGCCGCCAAGCGTCCTGGTGCGCGACATGCACGATTTTATCGTTAAGATGTGTAAACAATACCCGTATGCGTCCGTTGGCAATAAGACAATCGACTCTGCCGAAGGCGCAATCAGGAACCAATATGTGTTCGATTATCACGACTACTGGCACCCAGTCAGCAAGCTCAAAGAGGCCGACATGATTGACTACGTTCAAAACCTGCTCGCGCAGGGACGTGTTTATGTTTTGGATACGCCAAGCAATAAGGTGTTTCTAGAGCAGCACCGTGATTATCAATGGGATGAAAAGACAATGGAATCCGACGATCCCAAGGTGATCAAGGAGAACGACCATACGGTTGATGAGTTCAAATACATGGTTATGGACAATGCCCGCAGGCTTGGGCTTAAACGCTAGAAGGTGATGACGTGGGACTAATTGACACAATCAAAAATTTATTCAGAAAGGGGGGCGCAGCAATGGGCGTAGTGCAAAGTCTGGGGCAGATCACTGATCATCCAAAAATCAGTATTGATTCACGCGAATACAGAAGAATCGACCTTGACAAACAGTATTTTGAGGGCCGTTTTCCCAATGTGAAGTATGTCAACATGTATGGTGACCAGCGTCAGCGTCAATACGTGACTTTGAATATGATGCAGGTCATTTGCCGACGGATGGCGTCGATAATTTATAACGAGAAAAGCAAGATCACCATTGAGACCAGACCGGCTAATAGCGACGAAAATGGTCAGGCTATCAATTATCAAAATCCAGACGAAGCGGACGCGTTTATCCACACCGTGCTCGATGACAATGACTTCAACAAGAACTTCGAGCGCTACCTTGAATCGTGCTTGGCACTCGGAGGCATTGCAATCCGCCCATACGTTGATTACAGCACTAAAAAAGTCAAGCTGGCATGGGTTCAGGCACCAAGCTTTTTCCCACTACGGTCAAACACGAGCGATGTGTCCAATGCGGCCATTGCAACTCGTACAGTTCAGACTGAGGGGAATAATAATGTGTACTACACGCTTTTAGAATTTCACGAGTGGAGCGAGAGCCAGTATACGGTGACCAATGAGCTATATCGATCGGAAGTATCTGACAATGTGGGTACGAAGGTCAACCTGAGCATGATGTACCCCAACTTGGCACCAACGGCCCAACTGGACCCCGCAGTATTTACTCGACCGCTCTTCACGTATCTCAAGCCAGCCGGGTTCAACAACCGGAATATTACTAGCCCGCTGGGCGTCGGCATTTGTGACAATGCTTTAAGCACGCTTAAACAAATTAACGACGCCTACGACCAATTTAACTGGGAAATCAAGATGGGGCAACGGCATGTAGCGGTGTCAGAAGCAATGGCTGATGTTGTATTCGGCGATGATCCAAGCAAGACGCCGAAGCAAATATTCGACCCTGACAGCAATGTTTTCATCGGCGTGCCCGGTGACCCAGACGATGTTGGAATTACCGACTTGACCACTCCGATTAGGTCCCAAGACTACATTGCCTCACTAAATCATTTTATTAAGACATTGGAAATGCAGGTCGGATTGTCATCCGGTACGTTCTCGTTTGATAATCAGGGGCTCAAGACGGCGACAGAAGTCGTTAGTGAGAACAGTATGACGTATCAGACACGAAACAGTCAGCTGACAATGGTTGAACGCGCTATCCAAGAACTGTGCGTATCGATCTGCGAACTGGCTAGTGCAACAGTTGTTGATGGCGCGCCGCTGTATAGTGGCCCGATTCCAACGATTGACCAGGTGACGGTTAGTTTTGACGATGGTGTATTTACTGACAAGGCAGCAAGCCTCGACTACTGGATCAAAGCCGCTGCTGCGGGGCTCGTGCCAAAACGTGTGGCCATCGCTAGAGCACTTGGTGTTCCGGACGATGTGGCAAAGCAATATGCCCAAGAGGCTTCAGCAGAATCGCAGCCAGCGTTGCCGTCAGGCGAACAGGGAGGATTGTTTGGCGGAGACGGTGATAGCTGATGCTGCAAGCAACGCCTTATCAATTAAGCATCGCTCAGG